ATGCACCGGGTCTTGGCGACGCCGCGCCGCCTTCATTTATGGTTGGATAATTGTGATACCTATACAAAAAAACAATAACTTTAGACAAGGCATATTTCGGCCTAAAAATAATTCTAAGTATGTTGGTAAAACGCCTCCAATTTATAGATCTGGATGGGAACTAAGATTTTTTAGATGGTGTGATGAAAATAATAATGTATTAGAATGGGCATCTGAATCAGTTATTATTCCTTACATAAACCCTGTAGATGGAAAAGCTCATAGATACTACACAGATGGTGTAATAGCATTAAAAGAAACTAATGGCATTGGTAAGTATATTATAGAAATAAAACCTAGTAGTCAGACACAAAAACCAGTAGCGGGAAGAAAGAAACATAGTACTTTAGTATATGAAAGTAAAAGATATGTACAAAATATTGCAAAATGGGAAGCTGCTAAAAAATGGTGTCAACAAAGGAATTATAAATTTTTAATATTAACTGAGAAGGAGTTAGGTTTAAAATAATTAAATCTAAATAAATAAATAATAATATGGCACTTCGTCTTTTAGTCGAAACACCTGCTCCTCAAGAACAGTTTGAATATATTTTAGAAGAAAAAAATTCTAAAGAGCCCGGTAAACTTTTTATTCAAGGACCTTACATGATGTGCGAGACGGTGAATAAAAACCAAAGAGTATATTCTCGTGATGATATGTCTAGAGAAGTAAATCGCTATATAAAGGAAATGGTTAGTACACAGCGTGCAATGGGAGAATTAAATCACCCTACATCTGCTGAAGTAAATCTTGAAAGAGCTTGTCATTTAGTAACTAATTTAAAAATGGAAGATAATTACGTAATGGGTAAATCTCAAGTATTATCTACACCTATGGGTAAGATAGTAAGATCCTTAATAAATGACGGTGTAAAAGTTGGCATGTCCTCCCGGGCACTCGGTAAATTAAATGAAGAAACCGGGGGTGTTAATCGTGTAACAGATATGAGATTAGTTGCTATTGATTGTGTTGCAGATCCATCGTGCCCTACAGCTTTTGTAAATGGAATTCTTGAAAGCAAGCAATTTGTTCTTAAAGATGATGGTCATTTAGAAGAAGTTTATGAAAAATTTGAAAGGGCTTTAAAAAATTTACCTTCAAAAGATATTAATAATTTTCTAAAAGAACAAGTTTTAAGCTTTTTTAATTTTTTAAAAAGTGTATGATTAAAAAAAATATTCAAGAAGCTAGTTTTGGTAAAACTTTAGGAACTGCAGCTGCAGTTGGAGCTGGGCTATACGGTGCAAAAAAACTAGGGCAAGCTCTTAAAGATCCTAATACGTTAAGAGCTGCTGGCGGTATTGCTAAAGCAGCAGGTCAAGTTGGTTCAACATTACTACAACTAGTTGCACCTATAGTAAAAGAAGTTGGGCCCGCTGTTGCAAAATCTATTATTAAGCAAAGATATGGCATTGATATACCTGATGTTACCTTAAATGCAGTAAAAAAAACTTCTGATTCTACAGCTTCGACACCTTCTGCAACACCACCTGTTTTGACTAGTGTTGAGCCCTCTGTATCGTCGACTACCGGTGCTGAAACATCATCCGCAGCTCCTGCAACAAAAATAGTACCTAAAGGCACTACTGCTAAAGTTAATAAAGAAGCATTAAAAAGCGAAATAAATAAATTAAATGATAAATTAAAATATCAAGCTCCGGGAAGTACTGCATATACTAATGTACAGAAAGAACTAGATGAAAGGTTAAAAGAGTTAGAAAGCTTACCAGAATCATTACAAATTGAATTTTTAAATGAATTTGTACCTGCTTTAGTAGGAGCAGCAAGAATAGCTGGCCCTGTTATAGGAAGAGCTCTAACATCTAATACAGCTAAGCAAATAGGAAAGCAGGTTGCAGTTAATGCAGGTATTTTAGGAGCTAATAAGATTATTAACAAATTAGAGAAGAAAAATGATATAAAGAATATAAATAATAATGAAATGGAAGAGCTTATTAAAAGCAAGGAAAAGAAGATTAAGCTTTCAAACGAAGGTATTGGAACTGGCACCCTCGGTGCAGTAGCTGGTGGTTTATTGGGCGGGCTTCCCGGAGCTGCAATCGGAGGCTTAGCTGCTGGTGCAGCCCCTAAGGCAGTGAAAGAAATTAAAGGTGCTTTTGAAGGTGAAGAAGGTAAGCATAAAAAGAAAAAGAAAAAAAAGAAAGTAAATGAATCAACAGATTTTGTCAAATTTGTTTATAACATTTCACAAAAAAATTATGCTGAGGCTAATAAATATTTAAAAGACATTATCGACTCTAAGATAAAAGGTAGAATCGAATCGTGTCTAGATAACAAAATATTTTAATATGGAAAACAAAGTAACAGAAGTACTTAAGACAGCTGCAAAGGACATCCTTACAGAGGATGTACTTAAAGAAATTGAATCTGCATTTAACGAATCTGTTGATACAAAAGTTAAGCTTCATGTAGAAAAAGCATTGCTTGAGCAAGATGCTGACTATTCTAAAAAGCTTGAAAATCTTTTAGAAGCTATAGATACAGATCATACTAACAAATTGAAGATGGTTGTCGAGGCTCTTGATGCTGATCGTACAAAGAAATTGCAAGCAGTAATCGAAAAATATGAAACAGCATTAAACAATGAAGCATCTGAGTTTAAGAATACCCTAGTAGAACAAGTTTCGAAATATCTAGAGACCTATTTAGATGAAAAAATACCCCTTTCTGACATTAGCGAAGCTGTAAAGAACAAGAGAGCAATCTCTGTTCTTGAAGAAATTCGCAAATTGTTATCAGTAGATATGGCTCTCGCGAATGACAACATTCGTGATGCTGTTATCGATGGTAAGCAGAAAATAGATGAAGCTGCCAAGCAGCTTGAAGACGCCACCAAAAAGGTTGAGCAATTAGCTGGTGAGAATAAGAAGCTTCGTGCAGATCTTGTTCTCGAACAAAAAGTATCTCATCTTGAAGATGATAAAAAATCTTACATGAAAAAAATGCTTGGAAACAAAACAGCTGAATTTATTCTCGAAAACTTTGATTATACATTAAAGATGTTTGAGAAAACCGAAGAGGAGCGTCTTGTAAATCTAAAGTCAGAAGCCTTAACAGAAGCTACATCAACAGAAGTTGATCGTCCTGTTATTGAGGAAAAGGTAGAGACAGAGGAAGTAGATCCTTCCTTTAATCTCTATATGTCTGAGCTTAAGAAATATTAATTTCTTGATTTACCTGAGAGCTAAATGCTCTGAATAGATTTTTAATAGGTCGACATCAGTTAAAAGGTTATATATATAATTATGGCTAAACAAATTCGCCCTACACAGGCTTACATCGATGAAAATCGCGCCAGAGTACTATTAGAGAAGTGGTCTCCAGTATTGGATTATACTTCCGCTAATGTCTCTGCAATCGAAGATGACCATACTCGTTTAAATACCGCTATCCTTTTGGAAAACCAAGAGAAGTGGTGTTTCGAAGCCAGCAACATTGCTGGTGGTACGGGTGGTGTATTTAGCGGCGGCACAATCAATAACGGAGGAGCTGGCAATCAGTTCCCTTCGCAAAATGACGGTGCTTATGCCCCTAACGACGCACGTCTTCCTAAGATTCTAATCCCGATGATTCGCCGTACGTTCCCTGAGTTGATCTCCAACGAAATCGTTGGCGTTCAGCCAATGAGCGGCCCCGTAGGTCTAGCTTTTGCCCTCCGTTATAAGTATGAGCCCACAAGCCTTGGTTATCAGTCTGGCAGCATTGACGGTAATACTGGCGCCACTCAGTTTGGCGGCAGCACAAATCGTCAGGCTCTCTCTGGTAATCCTGAACTTGGCTATCAGTACCTAAATTCCGGCTTTACCGGAACAACCACTGGCGCATTCAGTGGTGCAGCAGGTTACTTCGATATGGTTGGCCAGGACACGGGTGTTGCACAGCTTCTCTCGCAATTCGAGTTGAACAGCAACATTCCTCAAGTCGTAGTCAGCTTTGAGAAGACAGCTGTTGAAGCTGGTACTCGTAGACTCGCTGCTCGTTGGTCGGTTGAACTCGAGCAGGATCTGAAGAACATGAACGGTATTGATATCGATACTGAGCTCACAAACGCTATGTCGTATGAGCTACAGGCCGAGATCGATCGTGAAATGATCATCAGAATGATTCAGACAGCCCTTAACGCAGGATACGGTACCGGATTTAGCGTCTGGTCTCCTCTTTCTGCCGACGGCCGCTGGCTTGTTGAGCGCAATCGCGACTTCTATCAGAGACTAATCGTTGAGGCTAACAGAATTGCTGTACGTAACCGCCGTGGCGCTGCCAACTTTATCGTAGCCACACCTCGTGTGTGCGCTATCCTTGAAATGTTGCCAGAGTTCCAGTGGGTACCAGTACAGGGTAATGTTAATACTCAGCCAGTAGGCGTTGCTAAGGTTGGATCGTTGGGTGGTCGTTTCAATGTTTACCGTGACACACGTACAGAAGCTCAGTTCGAAGCTGCTCGCGGTGGTAACTTTGGCGGTAACGGAGGCTTCCCTCCTTACAGCGTCAATGGTCTATCGCAGACACGCTCGACTCGCCTCGAGTACGCCCTCCTTGGTTACAAGGGTCCGGAATTCTACGACACTGGTATCATCTACTGCCCTTACATTCCTGTAATGGTACAGAGAACCATTGGTCCTAACGATTTCGCTCCTCGTGTTGGCTTGCTAACACGTTATGGTGTTGTTGACAACATCTTTGGTGCAAATCTTTATTACCACGTAATAA